AAGAATTTCACATAAAACATACGAAGATGCTGAAGCCTATATGCTTTGTTATTATATGGGTCACGGTGTATGTACTAGAATAAATAACGAATATATTTACGAAGCTTATAGTTATTACTTATAAAAATATATAGGTTGATTGGGGAATGATGCCAGACAATTTAGTTTGGTGTCGGAGGTGTCGATTAGTAAAGCCAATCGTAAAAGAGGATGTCCACACGCCCATCTTCCTCTTTCCTAAAAATAGTCAGGTGGCGAAATTGGTAGACGCACGTTTTGTTGTTTAACGATGTGGCTCAATGTCCAAATGGATGAGAGAGAATAAACAGAGAAATATACCACACTACAGGTTCAAATCCTGTCCTGACTACAAAAATAAAAGTTATGAAAGCAACATTAGTAAAACATCCAAGAAATTACTTCGGTCTTAGAAAAGACAAAATGTATCATAATGGCGCACTAAGAACAACCCTATCCTTTGCATTAGGTAAATTCAGATTGTTATTGTATTAAAAACACACAGTCGGGTGGCGAAATTGGTAGACGCTCCAGTGGAAACACTGGTATAAGTGGAAAACCACGCACAAGAAGGAAGGGTATAACTCCCAGGTTTAATGTGTTTATGCAGGTTCGAGTCCTGTCCTGACTACATCTTCTCCTTTTTAGTCTATACTTTCAAAATATAGACTCTAAAGACGAACTAACGTTCCGTCTAATCAACGGATAGTATGCCCAATACGATGAGAAACGGTGTGATGGCCGTATGGGAACGTACATGGACGTATAGGTATAACGTCCGGGCAAGTCAGCCTGACCTTATAAGGACGAATGATTATTCCTAACCCACCTAGAAAATATAGCAGGGGAGACTGTAGGTCTTCTGTGGGGACAGCCGCGGGCACCTGTAAGTTGGATAGATTAGGGTGCTTTTTTTTACTTTCTTCAAACACTCACCTATAAACTCCTCCGTTCATGTCAGGTAAAATATGGTACAAGACAGAAATCAGTTTAGATGCTGATCAAAATGTAGAAATATACCCCGATGAAGGCTACAGTGGTATAGTAGTCCAGGGTAAAGAGATTGAAAGTAAAGACTCTTCCCGCATTTATCTTAACCGGGCCGAGATGGAACTCCTCATCACTAAGATGAGAGAGATGATGGATCACGTAGAGCAGCCATAACTTTCTTTTTGTAGGTGGGGCTAAAGCCGATAGTACAAGGGTAGTATACCGGCGTTGCGGAGGTGTCCGTTCGACCCGGACAGAGCTAAAGCCCTAGGTCATCCGCCCTACGTTTCTACGTCGGGGCTCTTTTCTTTTCACCAGTAAATACTATTCACCATGAAGATGGTTAAACTCACAGAAGACCACTACATAGTGGTAAATGATAAATTTGACCCAATAGACTCAGATCGTAAATATGTACACAAAAGTGGTAGGATTTGGCAATGGGATTCTGGAATGGCGTATGTATCAAATAATCCACCACAACCAATAACACACTCTACACAACCAGAATTTTTGGGTACTGGTTGGATGCAATCAGTACTACCTCTTCTATTATCAGAAGTAAAAGAAGTTCTTGGTGTGGTGGACGTGGAGAAGAAAGCATTAGAAATATCCCCAATTGAATTAGACGAAGATGAGCTTGATGTGAATGAAACACATAGAGTTACATGGATTGACGGTTACAACCAAGCCCTTGAAGATAACAAGGAGCGCAAGTACACAGAGAAGGACCTAAGAGCTGTCTTTATGCACGGATTTCTATTAGGTGTAGATAGAGGAGTTTACTCTTTAGATATGGAAAATAAAGCATTGTCAACTTATACTCAACCTTCAACAGAGTGGGAAGTTGAGCTTGTAGATGGTAAACTAAAGCTCAAATCATGACACTGATAAAACTATCCGAAGACCACTACGTACTAACGGATGATTCTGATATCAGTATTGGAAATATAGTAGCAGAGAAGCTACTTACGGGTAAGTATGAGCTATTTACAATCCATACTCTGAATGATATAGATAACCTAACACAGAAGAAAGTCATCTACTCAACAGAACTAATAAATGAAAGTACACAACCTAACACTGAATTTTATTGGAATACTGTAAATAAACTTTCTCTATCAGAAGTAAAAGAACTTCTTGGTATAGTGGATGTCAAGAAGAAAGCGTGGAAGTATAACCCGGTCAAAAAACTGGACGCTGAGTTCATTAGAGCTGGCTATGTACGTGGTTACAACGAAGCTCTTGAAGACAACAAGGAGCGGAAGTACACAGAGGAGGATGTTATCTCTTATCTAATGCAATCTATGATACAATATGGTATATGGTTAGAAAACGAAGATGATATTACTCCCGGTAAGATTGTTAATAAGATGGAAGAAATACGCAACAAAGCTCGTGCTTCCCTGCAATTCAAGACAGAGTGGGAGGTAGAGTTTGTAGATGGTAAACTAAAACTTAAATCATGAAGCATCTATTACTGATTATCATCTTATTGACATCATGTCATCAACCTAATGTAGATAAGACACCTACTAAATTTGTTTTAAAAGAAAATGCTCCTCCTTTAGAAATAGTAGAGATAGATGGTTGTCAATATCTTTATGGAGACTGGGGTGGTGCAATAGTCTTTACTCACAAAGGAAACTGTACCAACCCTATTCACCCTGAACACTTACGTCGATGAGTCAGGTACCAGAGTGGGTCTATACCCGGCTGTGTTACTATGATCCGCGTAATCCCGACGGGGTGAGAGATGTCCTGGATATTTACGACGAGGTAGATAAAATCACCTTCGGTACACACAGTAAACCTGAATGCGGCTGTGACAACTGTTTCTACGGCCGCTCTCTCTTGGCTAACTATATCATTGACAATGTAAAACCTACATCATGATGGAGTTCATTCGTGAAAACAAACTTGCTTCTATACTGATCAGTCTTTTTATTTTGATAGCACTGTTCTTTCAGTTCTTTACCGAGATCGTAGAGTATGAACGCACCGGTAAAGTGATAGGACATAACGCTATAGGTAATAAGCAAGGTACCAGTATCTACTATTATACCATCATACATTTTGGTAATGAGATCAAATCTGTAGAGGGACTTCGATATTATGTTGTGCCGGTAGGTAGTACGGTTACTGTTACGTTTCAAAAACTCGTGATCTTATGAGTGGAGAAATAGAAAAAGGTATCTGTGACTTTTGTCATGAAAAGAAACCTGTACAGCGTATGTATCTGGAACCTTCTAAGTATATCAAGTCAAAAGATCCTGCAGTAAACAAAGAGCTTTACAACGAAGGGGATTATTTTATAATTATCCGCACTTGTTATGACTGTGGAACACCTAAAACATAAACTATGGAAAAAGAGTTTGTTCCTTATGCTGAGTCATTAGCACTCAAAGAACTTGGGTTTGATGAACCTACTTTATATCACTGGCATAGTAGCTGTAAAACACATCCTTTTACCAATGAAATATGTAATCCTAATTGCAGACCCAAAACAAATTCTGGTATAAAAAGCATTGGAGAAGAAAATCATGTATGGTCGGCACCAACATACTCACAATCCTTCCGTTGGTTTCGGGGGAAGTATGGATTACACTCCGAAATAAGGTATGTAGATGATGTATTGACCTACAGTTATCTAATTACAAAAATAAAAACCAATACTGAATTAGAAGAGAAGTTTAGGTTCACCTACGAAGAAGCAGAACTTGCTTGTTTGCGTAAACTCATAGAGCTGGTAAAACAGAAACCATGACAGAAGTACAAGAACGTATTTATTCAGCAGCTATATGGTATAAAGACTTAGCTGTTCCTGATTGGGTAGGACTGTCAACCGCCCCTGACATGCGTGGTATAGTAATAATAGGTCACCGGCATGCTGACATCATTCACACTGTGTACATCCTCCTTGGTAAACGCACCTGTACTAATGGTGCTGATTGTACAGGAGAATCTGAACAGGGTTTTGTCACCAACAAGGGTCGGTTTGTAGACAGACAGGAAGCTATGGTGATAGCACGGGCCGCTGGTCAGGTAATATCTGATATTACTTCTGACACACTTTATTCTGAAGACTTATACTAAACTCTGTGATGGTTTTCTGTGGAAAGCGTAAGCACCAAACAAAACCTTGTGGTAGCCGTTGGACTGCAAGGGTAATACGGGAAAACAGATGGCGACTCGGAAAGACGAGTACCTTTTTTCTGCTCCGGGGATCACACCATCCGTCAAACTGGTTGTGTCAAAACTCTTGGTAATTGATGTCCGTCTCCCGACCTCGTAGAGTGAGCTTCTACAAATATTGGTTGGGGAGACGAGCCATCATTCTATTAATCTATCAATCCGAATCATGAAAGAAGCGTTACAAGTAATCTTTCTGTTTAAGAAACCTTCCTGGGACTATTATACCCGGTGGCCTTATATAGGGTTTGGTATCGTAGCCTGGACAGAAGTTCTTCTTGTTCTTATTGCTTTACTCCTAACCTTATAAAGTCATGTCTACAGAAATAAAGACTATCCGCGGCACCCATCATGTGCATAAAAGCATCTTTACGTTTGAAGTAGAGCGTCCGCCGGCCGATATTCATGTAACCCGGTTCTACAACGGTAAAGAGTTAGGTACCCAAGTTCAAATTACTATTCAACAGTTTCAAGGTAATGGGTATACTTCTTACATACATCTGACTAAAGAACAGTGTGAAGAACTAGCCCAGACTCTTCTCGAAGCATTTGATCATAACAAGTATCCTTCAGAGTAAAAAACTACGTATGAGAACGATTAAAGAACTATTACAGGTAATGTTAAAACACAAAGATAAATTTAGTACTGGACTATGTTCATGGGCGTTTGAACTCTATTTATGCGGTATTATTACAGTATGGGAGTTTCGCTCTTTGGATGGGTATATTAAGAACAATCCTCCAAACTATTTCTCTTGGACAAACTTTATAAGAGGTCATAAACCGCGAGGATACTTCTTTCATTGTGGTAAAATTAAACCAAGGATTTATTGGATCAAAACACACATCAAGGGACTGTCATGAACGAACTTTTTGTACCGTATCAGGAATCCCTAGATCTTAAAGAACTAGGATATAACGAACCCTGTTTTGCATACTATGGAGAAATCAACGGCGGCGAGATAGAACTGTTCTATAAGCGTCACTATGACACAGAAGCTCGGTATCTGTTGGCCCCCACGTTTTCCCAGGCTGCACAGTGGATCCGTACGCAGTTCAGTATACACTCTTGGATAGACTGGATGACACGTGAAAAGTTACACTCTGGTTTCTTCGTGTGTTTCCGGGGTGTGGATCACCGGCTAAACGATGACAACTTTGCTTTCATACCGGGTGATCATGGCTCAGGGTATCAGATATTTCGTACATACTATGAAGCCGAGGTTGCTCGTATTCAGCATGTTATCACCATAATAAAACAAAGATCATGATTAAAGAATTTGTTCCTTACACCGAAGCACTTGAACTCAAGCAACTTGGGTTTGATGTACCTTGTTTTTTTGCGTTTGATAATTGTAGTACCCCTATGAGGTGTACCGATTTAAGAACAGGCGAACAAAGGTTTAATGGGGTAAACTACAACAGTTCATCATACACATCTCAACCTACATTCTCACAAGCATTCCGCTGGTTTAGGGAGAAACATGACTTGGTTCACCATATCAATAGAGATGGTGGTTGGTGGCTTTGCTCCATTTTGGATCTTTATGATGAAAAAGAACAAGGTGCTATCGAAACACACATTGACAACTGTTATCCCGACACCTATGAAGAAGCAGAACTTGCTTGTCTTAGAAAACTGATCAGTATAGTAAAACAAAAACCATGAACACACCTACTAAAAAAGCAGTTTATTTACCTAAAGCAACTTTTCCACTTTCTATGAAAGGTGAAGTAGGTGAATTATTTTCTTTACAACAAGGGTATTTCTTCACTCCTGAACAACTCAATGAATACACAGCTAATGTGATTAAGGACGCTCTTAATACTGCTGCTGAGAATGCTTATGTAGATTTTGAAGATTATGATAAAGAGTTTGTAAATAAAAAATCAATAACAAACACATTTGAAAAAATCTTTCAAAAGTATAAGATATGAAATACTTAGTGGCTTGGATAATCTGGGATAGAACTAACCCTGAATGGAGACCTAGGTATAAGTTTCAAAAGTGTAGCACATTAATCAAAGCAAATAGATTGAAAACTAATCTATTAAAACAAACTTCTTTTATAGAGGTAACAATAAGTGAAATAGTATGAACACACCTGTAAGTCCAGAGTTAGACAGACTTCTATTAGAAAAAAATATCCCTATGCCTGTAAGTCCAACCATTGCAGATGTAGTGATGTGGCTCTATGATAAGTATGGGGTATGGATTAGTGTTGACCCTGAGAACGACACTAACACATGGTTCCATACAATAACACATGGGAAATCTGTAACTGTTTTTGGTAATTACAGTTCATTGACAGAAGCATACGAAGCAGGTATAGAACATATTTTAACGGATCTTATCTAACTCAACTAAAAAATGGGGGTGACAGGTTTTGACAGACTTGTAAGTGGTAAGTAAACATGCGGACCTTTGGTAGAAGTGGTCCTTAAATAAACTGCAAACAACAAACGGCAAGACCAAGTCTGACCGTGTCGCTGAAGGTGAAGCCATCCTGGCTTCTCTCTTCTCTGCTCCCGTAGCTATTGCTGCCTGAGCCGACGGGGGAGCTATCCCTGGCAACAGAAAATAGTAACGACATGCCTTAAGGCTGGAACCCTGGATAGGCCCAGGAGAAAGGAGCTATAAACAAGATGCCTCGTATTAAGAACTAAGTTCCCAAAGCGTAAAATTTTCCAGTTGCTCCCGACATGTCATAAGTTTTCCTGGTAGTCATAAAACCAGGTGGTGGTAGCCGATCCCATAAAGGTCAGCCCTTTACGGTGCAGATGAACCTTGTGCTGCCCCTTTACTGGCAGTAGACAGGCAGTAGTTAGTACTAAGCATGTGAGACGTTTTACTTATTGACTTCTAGTTTGGACGAGGGTTAAAAATCGGACCCACTATGTAGGAATACATAGTTAAAAACCGGAAGAATTGCTGGAAATCCTAAGGTTGTGAACTTAGGACAATCAGCAGCCGAGCCTTAGGGAAGTCTAGGGAAGGTTCAACGACTAGGGACACTACGGTGAGCCCAAAGCCTCCGGCACCCAGACCGGGTGATGATATAGTCTAATCCTCTTGGTAACAAGGGCAGTAGTTCTTTACAAGTTGGTCTCTGAATTTAATGAGCTCTTCTTCAGATAGATCTATTTTCATGAGGTTTATCATTGTAGAAACAAACTGAATATTTTCTACTTCATATCCTTTAGAAGAATCTATTCGATCAAGAGAAGCTCTTACTGAGTAGTGAACTTTTTTAGTAAACTCTGGAAGCTCTAACTTAACTCCACTATATGGGCAAATACCTTGTTGTTTGTCCCATTGTTCTTTTAGATCTTGCATTGTGATACTAAAGTTCTTGTATCTCTTTCTTGCATTTCTAAAAGTATATCTGAACGGCGTAAGATCATCTCTTCTGCTACCTGCATATAGAGTTATATCATAACGTTCTTTCTTGTATACTTTAGGAACAAATGTGTTGTTGTACTTTGCACTGCAAGAACGAGAACAAAAGTTCTTTCTATTCAGTTTAATGTTGCGGTTAAACTCACTGCTTGGCTTTACTTCTTGTTTACCGCAGTGATCGCAGCTAAATTCAGTAAGTCTTCTGTCTTTTTTGTAGTGTTTCATAGGGTAAGGGGTATATAATAATCTACAAAAAAGCGTGGAGCTGACCAAACTAAGTTCTACAATTTACGCGAATCCCTCCACCTCCACTGTTCTCATGACTAGTAACCGGATCCGGGGCGTTTCTACGTCCCGGACTCTTAATTTCTAAACCCTGTACTTAAAACCAATCTGATCATGAAGAGGTATTACCCACTTCGCCTGCCCCATGATACCGCATGGGAAAGACAACGTTGGCTACGTTATGTACCACGCTTTCTAAAGAACCTTGTACAAGGACTGTACAACATCATTCGGTGGATGCCAACCATCTACCAGGATCGTGACTGGGATCATGCTTTTCTTAATGACATGCTTCAGAAAAAACTGGAGTACATGAGAAAAGAACTGGTCCAGGCTAACCGGCACCGCGGTATATCAGAGATTAACAAGGACATAACCTTGGCTCTTAACCTCTTGGAGCGGATGAAAGAGGACTACTATGACATGGAGATGTATGATTACTTCAAAGTAAAGCATACGTTCAAACCGGTGGACGCAACAGGTGATTACCTGATCATCGAAGGAACTATCCTAGAAGATAGACTTGCCGGTTACTTGTTTAAGTACCGACGAATAGCTGCTAAGCTACGTAAAAAACACAACCTGGCTCATAAAGACAACGCTACTTTGGCAAGACTGGTAGCTCATGAGAATCAGGACCGTTGTACACGAATCTTTTGGAAACTTCTTTATTACAAACAAAACCACTGGTGGGATTAAAACAAACCGTTATGAACAACGTATGGGTGCAGTCAGCTAACAACTTTATGCTTCGTGAAGTATCTACGCAGAAACAGGTATTGCCGCAAGGTATCTACAAGTTTCAGCTGGATCAGTTTGAGAATCCGTTTTTGAGTCAGGTACAGGATCAGTTTCACTTCCCGTACAAGATCTATGGGGTAGAAAGTGATTTTATCAACCGGGTCTTGAAGTCCTGGAAACACACCACCGGCAACTTTGGTATCCTGCTGAACGGTTTAAAGGGAACTGGTAAGACAGTTACCGCCGAGCTTATTGCCAATCAGCTGGGTTTACCGGTGATTATTGTGTCTTTTCACAGTGCTAAACTGATCAGTTTTCTCAATGAGATTCAGCAAGACGTTGTGGTCTTTGTTGACGAGTTTGAAAAGATCTACGATGGTTATGAGAACTCTCTGCTGACTATTATGGATGGAGCACTGAAGACCCAACACCGGTTGTTCTTCATGCTTACAACTAACGAACTCCGGGTAGACAAGAATCTGCTTCAGCGTCCTAGCCGGGTGCGTTATGTAAAGACCTTCTCTGATCTTACCCTGCCGGTTATCATGGAGGTAGTTAAAGACAAACTGATTCACGAACAGTGGTACAATGCTACTGTTAAGTTCATCAGTGAGCTGCCGATCATCACCATGGATCTGATTAAGTCCGTCGTAGAAGAGGTCAATATTCACGATGAAGATCCGGAGAACTTCAAAGATGTCTTTAACATCCATGCTGACCGTACTAATCTGTATAATCTGTATAAGATCGTAAATGGTGAAAAAGAGGAGGTTCAGACCTATGTTCCTACTCATCCCGATTATATCAGTGACTACAATGTGAATTCTGCCTTTCACGCAGGCGGTCGTATGATTGGTATGATCACTAAAATAATCTCTGAAGATCAGTTTGTCATCAAACAATGGGATGATAATACGGATGAGTACACTGATGAAGCTGTTTACCTGCGTGAGAAAGCAGTCAGGACCCACGTGTCATTTCTCAAATCTGATCTTGTATTCTAAACCCCTAAACAACTATGACTGATCAATCGTATCAAGAGATTAAGAAAGTATACCTGGACAACATCACTAAAATGATGACGGATACCGGAGGTATGCCTGCACACATTGCAGTCTTTGGTGTTCACAAAGATGAGTCCTTAAAAGTCCGGGAAGGTATTATTCATATCCAGATTCCTGGTGAAGTTCTTAAAAGCGACCGGGGAAAAGACCTCTTCTTCGATAAGGTACTACCTGGTATTGCTAGTAAGATCCGCGAAGTCATCACTCCGCACGGAGTAGCCTGGACGTCAGAAGCTTACATGCGTACTGCCTCTAAAGATGAAGAGATGCCAGAAAACTGGAAGGATCTGCCGATCCAAAAAGAGGTACTTATCATCAACATGGAGTTTGAGCATGTCAATGAAACCCTTCTCTATGAGATCGTTCGAGATGGTCAACAGGTCACCGAAGATGGTGAGCTGGTAGATCATATCGTACTCCGTGAGATGGAAGACATGAAAAGTCCTGAGATGGTCAGCGGCCGGTTTACCGGACTGTATCAAAAGTTTAAAGCTGAGTAGACAAGGATGGGTATAAGTTCATTGTCAACGGCACCTCTGTACAGGTTTCCGGTTCTGCTAAGAACATCAACATCGGCAAGAACAGTATGGAAATCAACTTCTAAACAGTTATTTTTTAATCCTCAACAAAGCGTGGTAGAGTATCACGCTTTTTTATTCACGTCAATCAACACACATCATGGCCAGTGTTAAGAAACTCTCTAAAGATGAGTTACAGAAACTGCACACTCTGCTGATCAACGGTCACGGTCTTACTGAGACCTCAACAAAAACAGGCATTCCTTACAGCCTGGTACAGAGTGTAAGAAAAAGAATGGTTGAAGCAGGTGTAGTAAAACCGCTGTACAAAACCTCTAGTAAAAAACGCGGTAGTAGAAAGCAACCTGTGATTCCGGCTCCGGCCGCCAGTGCTCCTGTTGCTGATACCATTCCGCAGTTTACTCTGATGGTTAACGGTACACAGATTGATCTTAAGAATGTGAAGTCTGTATTCATCTCTCCGGAGTTGGTTGATGTCAAATATTGAGTTCGTATGATCAAGCTATTGCGTAAAGTGTTCTTTAGAACCGACGATCAAACTGAGGAACTGAAAACCAAGGTCAAGCAGCTTGAAACCAAGTTGGCAGAGCGTCAAGAGGTCATTAATAAGACCAACGCCTACTGGAAAAAGAGGCTTCGTGACGCCACCCGTAAGTCTTAAGCCCGGACTATAGCCCTATTATCCGTCTTATATCTTGTAGAACTTTGTAGTGTAACTTATAGAGGTTAGTTTTATATAAATACTAGCCTGATGTTGTACCAGTTACCTACAGGAAAGGTGATTGAAATCAGCACAGAGCAGTACTTGGAGATGTCCGATGAAGAACTGGAGTACCTTATTGCTTACAACTACGGAGATACCATGGAAGATCCATGGTTCGGATCCGTTTTGCATAAGAAAGAACCGGTAACCGTTTCAGAAGACCCACCCGATGTGCTGCCTGACCTGACTGATATACCTGACATAGACAAGATAACATATACGGATATTGACTACAATCCGGAAGAAGAATAGTCCCTTAAATGGTGTTAACCCACCGAGCCCCCATGGAAGAACTCCTGGGGGCTTTTTATTTTCTCACAATCAATACCTTAACAATGGGTAAAGTAGTAGTAACTGCCGACAAGAACGGCAACGTGATCGGCGTGTCCGAGAACAACCCCGAATACGGATACGTACGGGTAGAGCAAACCGGTTCATTCATCAATGATCAAGGCTGGCTGCGTATCAGCAGACGATCCACACTGATCAAGGGCCTTGTAAAAGACCTGATCGAAACCGGTTTTACCGAAGGTCAAGAAATGCCTGGCAAGATCGTCGTAAAAGAGTCCCTGACTCCGTTTAACCAGGAAAATCCCGATCGTGATTTGAAGATTGCCGGTGACTCCGGTGTAGTATGCCGCTTGGATGATCAACCGATCTACCGCCAGAGCTTTTATACAACAAACGAAAACGCACAGGATCAGTTTATTGCCCATACCAACACGGAAGAAATCCGTGAGGTACAAGCCGCCCAGCGCGCCATGGTATCTCTGAAAATGAGACCCCAGATGACGCAAGTCGCTGAGCTTTAAACGATACTGCTCTAAACAACGCAAAGGCCCGAATCTGTAGAGGTTCGGGCCTTTTTATTTGTAGAACTGACACATATTGTATACCTTCACCTCTCTAATTTGTAGAAGATGTCTCACAATCCGAACAAAACCATCACGGCTAACTCTAAGGGTATTGTTATATCCTTTAGAGACGAAAACAAACCTAAGTTCATACCCTACAAGATCAAAGAAGTAGATGATATTCAACATCTAGGACGGGGTATTTACCAGACGTTTGAACTGCCTGCTTTCAACAAGATTCAACAGCGGCTCTATGCAGAAGCTCTTTATGGGATCAACGCTTACGACCAGTCCGAGATCATGACATTGACCCATAAAGATATTCTTCGGATCACAGCTCTGCACCGCCGCGTTCAGTTTTTCCTGAACCGGTGGAAACAAGAGATCATGGACTGTAAAGTTGACATAATCCTGTCCAAACTCTTTCCTCGTTCCAAGGTCGTTAAAGATCTGACTACGATCAAAGGGTACAATAGAGCCTACACCGCCCGGTATTCATTCAAAGAACTGGGTCTTACCCAGGAAGCCGTAGCAGCCAAGTTGGTAGAAATGGGTTTTCTTCCAGAGAACTTTTTCCAACTGGCGTAATCAATCTTGAACATGGAAACCATCTTTATTTCCGAAGAGAAAGTACAACTGGTCCTGGTGCCAGCCACCGAGTTAGATCGTCTGCTGCTCTCTAAACTAACAGAGAGCGGTGTGGTAGAAATGGAATTCATCCGGCAGCCGGTAGGTGTGCTGGGTAGATCTGTCAAAGATGCTGTCGTCGTCCGTTCCAAATCCCCTGTGTATGCAAGTAAAACTGAAGATGTGTAACGGGTGTAAAACACCCAAGCCCATCTGGAAAGCACACGGTAAAGAAAAGTATTGCAAAGATTGCTGGTACTCTATGGAGAAACCCAAGCCGGTCCCCCGGTTGTCTAAACGACGCCGGGAAGACATGGATGAGTACAGTAAGAAACGCATGCTGTTCTTAATAGCCAACCCGGTATGTCAGGCCAAACTGGTCGGATGTACCGGGGCGGCAACCGATGTGCACCACACAGCAGGTCGTGTAGGAGATAATTATCTAAACATGTCCAAGTGGAAGGCTCTGTGTCGTAACTGTCACAGCTGGGTAGAAAACAACCCGGAAGAAGCCAAAGAACTAGGACTATCAGAAAACCGATTAACATGAACGTTACTCAAAACACTACTCAGGAAATTGTCAATGCGTATGCTCGGGAGATCAATAACTGGTTAGCGCGTAATCAGTATACCGCCAATGCATTTGTTAAGACACAGATACTGAATCTACTGTTGGGAAGAGACAAACGTCTTCTTTACAACAGCGCGTTTGTAGAAGCTGTATTGAACAATGATCTGGAGCGTACAATAGGTTATGCTGACAAAGAAACCATGGCTAATCTTAAGCTGATCTATCAGGCGTATTATAACATTGATCCGCCGGTAGAAACGTGGACCCCTGTAAAAAAAACAACCATTGACTTTTAAACCAAGCTTTATGAAGCGTTTTCTTTTGCTTATTACTATCCTGTTTACGTTTGTATCTGCTCAAAGTCAGTCAGATTATTACTGGGCATACAGAACAGAGATTTACAGGTATAACAGCTACACGGAAGAGTGGGATCTGATACAAAAAAATACAGATCTGAATATCGAAGTAGCTTTTACCCATAATGTTGTAACAATCAATGCGGAGCAGGCTAGCTCGTTCAAACTTTATCCACCGTACGAAGAAAAGGTGACGGGTAATAACACTACGATTGCTCGCTGGAAGGCTTATGAGATAACTAAAAGCATGGACTGTATAGTTGATCTTGTAAAGTATCCTAACACCAACTTTACGGTTCTCAGTGTAATCTACAGCGATGCTTCTCCTGCTGTCAACCTTCGGTATTATCTAAGATACAACTAACCAGATCAATCTATTGATCTATGAGTAAACGTAATGAGATCCAGGCTCAAGCCCTGGAGATTGCCTTTCGGCATCAACGCTGCGGCTTGGGTATTTCTATGGGGGTCGGTAAAACCCTTATCGGTCTGAAGTACCTGGACCATTACCAGCAGTCTAACATGTATAAGCTCAATGTGCTGGTAGTGGCTCCCAAGCTCAGCATATTTCAGAGCTGGCAAGACGATGCTGTAAAGTTTGGCCTTCCCGGGGAACTCCTCGAGAAGGTCACCTTTACGACGTATCTATCACTAAACAAACAAAACCCGCATTACTATGACATAGTGGTGTTGGATGAGTGTCACAGTCTTTTGGAGTCTCATGAAACTTTCCTGGCTAACTACCATGGACGGATCCTGGGCTTAACCGGCACCCCGCCCCGGTATCATAACAGTGAAAAGGGCAAGATCGTAGCTAAGTACTGCCCTGTCTTGTATAAGTACATCACGGACGATGCCGTTGAAGATCAGATCCTCAACGACTACCGGATCATTGTACACCGGATGCCCTTGAGCAATCAGAATACGATCCCGGTAACCATGAGAAACAGCACTTTTATGACCTCAGAGCGTAAAAGCTATGACTACTGGAGCAAACGTATCATGGAAGCGCAGAGCAAAAAGCAGGAGCAAATTGCTTCTGTCATGCGAATGAGAGTATTGATGGACTTCAGAACCAAAGAAGAGTACACCAAGTATTTGCTTGGGGACATAGAAGACAAGTGTATTGTGTTCTGTAATACCCAGGCCCAGGCCGATCGTGTATGCATACATTCGGTACATTCTGAGAATCCGGAGGCAGAAGCTAATCTTGAGATGTTCAAGAAAGATCAGATCGACAAGCTTTCTTGTGTGCTGCAGCTCAACGAAGGTATCAACATTCCTAACCTACGGGCCGGTATCATCATGCATGCGTACGGTAACGAGCGTAAAAGTTCACAGCGTATCGGGCGTTTGCTGCGACTGAACCCGGATGATACAGCAATAGTGCATATTCTGTGCTATCAGGGTACCGTAGACGAACGCTGGGTGAACGAGGCTTTAAAAGATCTGGACCAGAGTAAGATTAAGTATCACGATGTAAACATGAGTAGTCATGAATCTTCATTTCAACGGTAAATATGTCAAACGTAACGGCCGCCTGGAATTTGCTACACTAGCTGCAGCAAAACAGCATGAGCTGTTTGTATCGCATATACCTGAAGGACAGATTGTAGAGTTCTTTTACGAGGAGCAGCACGATGACGGAACGCTTCCTCAACTGGCTAAGCTGCATGTGCTGATCAAGCAGTTAGCCATGCATATCGGAGAAACGGTTGAGAACATGAAGCTCTTGGTAAAAGACAAAGCAGGACTCTGTATAGCCCGGGAAGTATCCGGTAAAGAATACTTCCTGGCTAAGAGTTTTGCAGAGTGTTCTAAAGATGAGTTAAGCCTGGCTATTCAAGCCGCCATGGAGATCGGAGAAGATGTAGGACTTATGGTTTGGTAGGATCTTTATCAAGATCTTCCAAAGTAGCGACTCCTTTTTCAGTTGCTGTCTTTTCAAGGTACTGGATCATGTAAGCCAGAAAAGCGTAGTGCTGGATCCACTCTTCTTCAAAGTCTTTGGCGATGATCTTCTGATAAGCGTCCTGGATCTCTGCTTCAGTTTTATCTGCAAGCAAAAATAACAGCAGTCTCTGTAAACTGATGAGGGTGTTTCCACCGACGGTGATATCAAAAGTAACATCAGACTTGATCGTTGTGTAAGTAGCCATAAGATACGTTTCTTACAAATTTAGAGAACTTTATGACACAAACTGTAGACCTTGCTGAAATCAAAAGCAAGTTGATCGAAAAACTGACGCCGTCCGGTTGGGCGGTAAAGCTCCGGGGGTTTATCCAGAGTTCCGACTTTGACAAGATCCTGGAGAACCTGCTCAAAGAGCGGGATGAAGGTAAGCGGTTTACGCCACCACTGAAGTATACTTTCCGGGCTTTTGAAGAATGTCCGGTCAGTGATCTGAAAGTAGTGATCATCGGACAAGATCCGTACCCGCACTTTGGTGTGGCTGACGGGATTGCGTTCTCCTGTGGTCTTACCGGTAAACCCCAGCCCAGCCTGAAAAACATGTTTGAGGCTATAGAGCAAACGGTATACCAGGGCTATCCTTCTCATCTGGATCCGGACCTGTCTCGTTGGTCTCAACAAGGAGTATTGCTTCTTAACACAGCACTAACTACCCAGGTAGACAAAGTGGGTACCCACTATGACATCTGGAAGGACTTTATCATGTATGTCTTAGACATGCTCAGTCTGACGAACTCAGGACTAATCTTTATTCTTCTTGGGGCCAAAGCCCAAGAGTTGGAACCGGTTATCGGACAGAATCACTATATACTAAAAGCCAGCCACCCGGCGTCGGCTGCATACACAAAAACTACCTGGGACTGTAACGATGTGTTCAACAAGGTTAATGAAATCTTGACACAGAACAACGGACCCCAGTTTCAAATCACTTGGTAAAACTTTTTAATCAATACAACTATGGCAGTAAAGCAAGTAGATCTGTATGTATCTCAGATCCTCGAAGACCTGAACAACGGCCTCACCTGGCTGAAGCGTGATGACCTGGGATATGGTAGTATCCAGGACAAGTACGGTGCAAAAGACCAGCAGATTGCAATGATCCGTAAACATCCGGCTCTGAAAAACGCCGAGACCAACGTCACTGTATTCAACATTATTGACGACACAAAGAAGTCTGATGGAACATCCACCCCTGCCGTTAGTGACTCCAAGGATGATAACAACTTGGCAAGCGTGTCAAAACCTACTGAAGATCGAGCCCCAAAAGTCTCACCAAGTCATCATACGGGCAGCAGTGAACGTACTGGAAGAGATGTATCAGAAATACCTGGAGGAGCAAACGAATTCTCTTCAGGAGCTACAGCAGAGCTTGACGCCTTTGCCAACATCTGATCCTGCTATGAGTAACAGTACAAGGCCCAGTCCTTCTGACAGTGCTACGATATACCCACCAGGTACACAGATGATCGGCAATGACGGAAATCTGTGGGAAGTACAGAAAAACGCTGGCGGTGTTCAGCGTTGGGTCAAAAAAGCTACACGTACAACGCCTTTAACTTCTAGTATGACATATCAGTTTGAACCAGGAGATCTGGTACGAATAGTGACAGAGGGCTTTGGCTGCCATCCCGATACAGTTGGTCAAGTCGTGACTATAGAAAGTCAAGGTTCTTATAGTAACAAACCAGGCTATAGTATAAAAGAAAAAAACCTTGTGACTAATTCTAAGCCTAATGACGTTGGTTATACTGCCTTTAATGGTATGATCGGAGAACAGTCTTTTGAACTTGTAAAAAGCATACAAGATTTAGCGGGTGGTATGGCCTTTCATGACTCTGCTACCAGCTCAGTAACTATTCCTGCTAACGCAGCAGATGACCGTGTTAAAACCAGTGTTAATAAACTAAACAAATCAACCGTGAAGACAATCACTAAGAAAAGTGCACAGGACGTACGTACCATTGAAACTTCTTTGATCAACAAAGAAGAAGTGTTTAAAATGCTGGCTCTTGCAGAATCTACCGGGCTTCCTTGTCTCTTGGTAGGCGAACCTGGCGTAGCAAAAACCAAAACGGTTATCGAGTACGCTAAAGCCTGGCTCAACCGTGACGGAAAAATGAGTCCCAAAGACTTTGCTGAAAAGATCTATATCCTGGAAACAGACGAGGGTACCAAGGCTACTGAAGTCAAGGGTATGCCGGATCTGTCCAAGCTGTTCACTGAGAACAAGTACGAACTTTCTACCCCCATTGCAGACGCCGAGATTGTTGTGATCAATGAGGTGGACAAAGCTTCTTCTGCCATCCGCAACGCCATGTTGGGTGTGATGAACGAGAAGTTTCTCTTCAACGGTAAGTTCAAGATCCCCTGTAAGTGGAAGCTGTTCATTGCTACCTGCAACGAGATTCCGAAAGACGAGCAAGACTCGCCATTCTGGGACCGCTTTATGTTGAAGATGACGGTTAACCGTGTATCTGCCGGTGAGATGGTCAAGTACTACAAGAAGGGTGCCCGTAACTACCGGGAGAAGTTCACGATCGGTGTTCCCAGTGCTGCTGAAATTGATCAGCTCGAGATCCCGGTCAATAAGCTGGAGAAGTATCTCGAAGTGGGTTACCAGCATAGCTCTGACCGTACGCTGACGTTTGTGCCGAAGCTGGCTAAAGCGGTAAGCTATGTCTGGGATATTTCTATTGACAAAGCCCTGGTAAAGACCGCTCAGATCATGATCAGTCAGTCTGCCGGTTCAGAACTGCAGAACAAACTGATGAGTCCGGAAGTCAAGGCTGTTATGTCGAAGGTAGAGATGCTGCACAGCTATACTACCAACGAACAGCTTGAGCTCTCTATTGCTGATATCGAGTCTCTGATCAATACCTATGTTACCCGTGGTATTATGGATGAAACCCAGGTAGAAGAGATCGAGTTGTCTATGCAGTATATCCTGTCTAACCACCCGGCTCGTCAACAAACCACGTCTGCAGACTTTGACGCTATGATGAGCGAAGGTCTTCAGGATTCTGCACCTGCTGAGCTCCCTTTCTAATCAACGGTCGTAGAAGATATATTGGTAAGAAACTTCCTGAAAAAAAGATCCCGGTAATAACGCCGGGATCTCCTCAGGAACTCTACGATCTGTTATCAAACTTGTAATATGGCCAGTGGAAAACAGTACAAGAACGTATACACGATTCTTGAAAAAGTCAAAAAGGGTGAGATCAAAACTCACTATAAAGAAAGTGAAGGTCTCTTTGGTAAACTGGACTTCTATAAGAAGCCAGATCTGATCAAGCCGTATTTGCACTACATTGATCAAAGTAAGCTTGATCATATTGTAGATACTGCTATCAATGACGGAGCTCAAGTCAATAAAGAATTTGTACACTTTGCTCAGTCATCCAAGTTTAAAGCTTTAGATGCTGATAAAAAGCCTGATCTAAATGCATTTCATCAAAAACTCAAGGAGAACTACGAAAAGTTCCCGAAGCACCTGAAGCATGACATCTTTAAGATGTACTATCATAAGATGCAGAAGCTTGATTTTGTAGAACGTACGTCCGGCAATGAGACAAAGTACCGGTTCCTGGAGAAAGCCAACAACCCGGTTGGTAAGATCATGACCGAAGGATCAAACATGAAGTCTGCCATTTTTGCCCGGAACATGATGATGTATTACCTGATGCAGATGACGCAGTTGGAATACATAGATCCGGAAGCTCACGATCAGATGCAAAAAGGTCTTAACGGAGATTCTGACTTTGACAATGACGCTGCAGACAAGGCTTTTGATAAGATGACCGACTCTGCAACGTCAAAGAAAGCTATGGAGCGGGCGTTAGATCAGGCTCAGGAAACCTGTAAAGCCATGGACGAGCATCTGGATAAAGAGATCCAGGAAAAGATGTTTGATCAAGCTAACAAACCGAGTAAAGATGGTACACCGGAAGCTGGTAAGATGAGTCCCGAGTACATGCGCACCATTGGAGCTAAGCTGTCTCAGATCAAACTCTCGATGGGTGCACTCAAAGACAAACTGAAAAAGCTCCTGGATAAGAGCACCAGTTACTTTTCTGCCCGGAAGATCACAACCTATGATGATCTTTTCAATGCATCAGATGTGTCCGGTCTGGAAGATTATGAACTGCTTCATCCAAAG